GAACCTACTGAAGAAGAAGCAGATAACTTCCACCTACTACAAGCACTGATGGGAGATTCAACAGATGGATTCAGTGGTGCAAAAGGAGTAGGAGCTGTGACTGCTAAGAAGTGGTTGGATGAACACGGATACACTTGGGACTCTGTTGTCGCAATGTACGAGAAGAAAGGACAAGATGAACAAGATGCTTTGATGAATGCTTGGATGGCTAGACTATTAAGAAAACAAGAATACAATAAAAAACAAAAACAGATAACAAAACTATGGACACCGAAGAACTACCAAACTCTGGAGAGAAAGAACATTATGCCACTGGTGCGGAGCGTGACAGGGCTACTGGACGGGGACGATTCAGCCTTATTCCTCCAATCGCCCTTCGCTCCCTTGCCAAACGATTTGAAGAAGGAGGAAAACTCTACGGAGATAACAACTGGCACAACGGATTCCCACTCAGTAGATTAATAGATAGTATGAGTAGACATTTGTTAGCACTTAGTGAAGGAGATGAATCAGAAGATCACGCAGGTGCTATACTGTGGAATGCCAGTGCGTTCCTGTGGACCGAAGATCAAATAACAAAAGGTAGTTTACCTAGTGAACTAGATGATAGGAGTTATAATAAATGATAGCACCTATAGAAAAAGAGCAGATAAAAGCAGATGGATTTGATGAAGCTATCATAGGTCAAGAGTATAACGATGAAAGATATGTTTATTCTATTGAAGGAATCTTAGAGATACTTATGATTAGAGATGACATGACAATGGAAGATGCTATGGAGTTCTTTAGTTTTAACATTGGAGGAGCTTACGTAGGAGAAATGACACCACTATATATATGGACTGGAGACACGCAATAATGGAAGATGAACTAATGCCAGCTATAAGCGAGGCTATGATTAAACGCTTAGAACAATTATACCCTGACAAATGTCCTGACTTGACGAACACAGAAAAAGATGTTTGGTTTAAGAGTGGTCAAGTATCTGTAATCAGATTCCTTAGACAAACTTATAACGATCAAATACAAAATAACATTTTAACAAAAGACTAACCATGTGTATGTCAGCACCCGATATTCCTCCACCTCCACCTAAACCAGCACCTATACCTACTTCACCTCCAACTGCGAAGGACGTTAAAACTGTAGCACAGATGAAACCGAAGAAGAAAGCTAGAGGAGCACAAGCACAGTTAAAGCGTTCTGCTAGACCTACACTTGGTGGATCAGCTGGTGGTACTGGTGTCTATATGTCTTCTTAATAACAATATAACTATATAATATCATGCTTCGCACACTCTCAAAAAAGACTTTGCTATCATCTGTTACAACAACAGGGGCTGGCAGTTCATTCTCAGTAGAGCGTTCTAAGGGTTGGACCTTTGTAATCGCTTCTTCCGCAGTAACCACAGGAGGTACGGTAGATATAGAAGCGTACATCGGTGGTGCTTGGTTTGTCATTCACTCTGAAGATGTAACAGCTGACGGTGCTGTCATGGTTAGAGATGATCACGGACACTACGAACAGATCAGAGGTAATGTATCAGCGAGAACAGATGGTACTTACAGCGTATACGCAACAGGTTCTACTGACTCTCTTTAATGTCTATCACCTTCACAGATCAGCTAGATAAACCTAGCGAGATAACAACAATACCTAATCAATATGTAAGACCTGTCTTTGGTGCTTTGTATGGATTTGATGCTTCGGATGTAGTAGATGGTGCGTTGCTTACTGAACTCAGTGAACCTTTAGTAACTGAAGCTGATGAAATATTATTATTTGAACCTATTTAAAAATCATGGCTAATAAAAAATTTACAGACTTAGATAACTTAGCGACTCCAGCTGGAGCGGATGTTATAGCAATCGTTGACGATGTCGCAGGTACACCCACCACTAAAAAGGTAACAGCTACTAACTTGATGACTCTTGCTCCTGTTCAATCAGTTGCAGGAAGAACAGGTACAGTTACTCTTAGTAATACTGATGTTAGTGGGTTAGGTACTGCTGCACTGTTAGACTCAGGGACATCGAATGGAAATGTAGTAGTACTTGATGCAACAGGATTACCAGCAGTTGATGGCTCACAGTTAACAGGTATTAGTTCAGCAGTAGACGGTACAGCAGTTACTTCAACAGGCGAGACAGGAGCTACTAAATTCTTACGAGAAGATGGAGATGGTACTTGTTCGTTCCAAGATATTGTAGTGGGAGATGCTCAACTAAGAGGCACAGACAATCCACACATCGGAGCATTTCCTAATCAATCCTTCTTGGTAGTAGATAATCCGAGTAAGTCGGTAATGCTTGGATCGGATGCTGACGGGAAACTTTATGTATTCAACTCGTTAGGTAAAACCGCAATCGCAACAGGTATTTCAGTGGCAGAGGACTCAACAGAACCTGACATCGAAATAACAACAACAACGGGGACTTACTCGCTTATAACAGGAGATTCAGATGCTTTAGGAGCTAATGGATTACCACTGAGACAAGGCTTTAACGCTCCCGATATTGGAGCAAACCCAGCACCTTTATTAATATCAGGTGGAACAATCGCTTAACACAAAATAGGAAACACATATTATGGCAGATCATTATTTCGCAGTAACAGGTTCAGGCTCAGGAACAGGGGCAGATGCCGATAACCCACAAACCTACTCCATAGGAAATTTTAACGCTACTAGATCAATTGTATTATCTGGAGAGACTCTTTATTTTTTAGATGGTAACTACAATTCTGTACCTGATTTTAGGTATTTTAATAGCGTGACTTTCAAATCATTGAATCGTGGGGGTGCAAAGTTTTATCAAGTTAAGAGTAGTGGAGATAGTATGAGTGAAGCCTTATTCCACCCAGATGGAAATACTACATACACAGTCGATGGGTTAAAGTTTGAAAATATAAGAGCGTGGCTAGACACTGCATCAAGTAAAGTTGTAAATTTACACCACTGTATTTTTTATACCACAACTGACCTATTGAGTGGCTCTAGGGGTATATTCAGACACCAAGGAACGACTGGAAATGTTAATAAAGTCCACGATTGTACCTTTAGTTATATATCCGCTGAAGGTAATACTTTTATCACTAATTGTCAGTCTAGTTTGGATTTTCAACGATGCTCATTTAATTTCAACCTGTCAAATCATACATCTTCAGTAGTATCTGCAACGGGTTTCAGTAATTCAAGTACCTTAAAGAATTGTATTATTTCAGCAAATTCTTCGACTTTCGTTAACTCTAGTAATCCTGAGTTTTCTAATAGTGCGGAAAATTGCTGTATAAATAACATGGGAGCATTAAATGACCAGGGTGGAGGTACAGGAGATGGCACTAATAATAAATTTGCCGATCCTCTATTCATAGACTCTGCAAACAATGACTTTCGCCTTCGCCCATCCTCACCTTGCATCAACGCTGGAACAGCTTCCTAAGTCATGGCACAGCAAAAGTTAGGACGGAAGGATTACTCCATCGCTGTTAAGACAGGGACGGATGCTAATAAGGCAAAGTTTAAGAAGGAGGCTACGCAAGGGGAATATTACTTTGCTACTGACACTAAAAAACTTTACCTAGCTGAGACTACTGCTGGTGCTTCCGATTCTACTTTAGCTGAATTTACTCCATCTGCTACTGGTCAATGAAGTTAGGTCGTAAAGATTACACCATCTCTGTTAAAACAGGGACTGATGCGAACAAAGCAAAGTTCAAAAAGGAATGTGTCCAAGGTGAAATATATCACGCCACAGACACAGGATTCTTTTACATTGCTGAAGTAACTGCTGGTGCGAGCGATGCTACTTTGAGTAAGTTTGGAGCACCTGTATTTCAAAACCAATACAGCGTAAGCTTTGATGGTACGGATGATTACATTGATTTAGGTTCAAATGCTTTTATTAATAACTCAAGTGCGTTTTCAATATCTACGTGGTTTAAGTTAGATAGTTGGGCTACCACTTACCCTGGTATCTGCGTGATAAAGACTGCTGGTGCTCAGGGATTTATCATAGGATTATCTAATACATCTCCTTATTCAGGTGTTTGGGTGGGTTCAAACGGTACGGATGGGTTTAGAGGTTTCTCTACAAGCAACGGTGCTTTAGCTGCGACAATTACTTCGGGTTGGCATCATTTAGTACTCACATATGATGGAGTAGATTCGCAGGCTTCAAGCAGTCGTACTTTGTATATTGACGGTACTGAATATGGTATTACTAATCACGTTCCACTCGGAAATTCTTCTAATAACAATTATATAGGACGTGCAGCTAATCGAACGATAGACGGAATGGTAGACGAATTTGCAATCTTCAACTCAGCGTTAACTGCCGCACAAATAACCAACATTTACAAAGGCGAAGATAGCGGAGGAAGTGGAGGAACAAATGGTGTGCCTGGATCTCTTGCCACCTTTAATCCTGTAGGTTGGTGGAGAATGGGAGACAATGACGGTGGAACAGGAACAACTATAACGGATCAAGGAAGCGGAGGCAATGACGGAACGCTAACTAACGGACCAACCTTTTCAACCACAGTACCAACTTAATAAATTATGAGCAGAAAATATGTAATAATCAATGCGGACGAAGTAGACTCCGTTGATTTTAGCCAAGTGGATGAGACGAGTGCCGATACAGTTAGATTCTCAGTCGATGGCACAAAGACATTCGTTAAGTTTGACACTGACACAACACCTTCATTCTTGGATGGTAAAACGCAATACTCCCATTCTGAGATACTCACCATTTTAGCGACTGACGAGTGGACACCTGACGAACCTATCTAACCTATGCAAGAAACAGCCCAAGGCTTATACCACTCCTTAGAGAACCAAAGGTGGTCTTTCTTGGATAGAGGGAGAACCTCATCTGAGTTAACTATTCCTTATATCATGCCTCCCGATGGGCATAACTACGCTACTAAGTATTACACACCGTATCAAGGAGTAGGAGCTAGAGGAGTTAACAACTTAGCTTCTAAATTACTATTAGCTTTGTTACCACCTAACGCTCCGTTCTTTCGTCTTGTTATAGACAGGTATGAATTAGATAAAGCAAAGCAGGAGTTAGGACCAGAGGGAGGAGAGCAATTACGATCTGACTTAGAGAAAGCTTTAGCAGATGTAGAACGAAGTGTATCTCAAGAAGTAGAAGTCGAAGCATTTAGAGTAGGAGTATTTGAAGCGTTAAAGAATTTATTGGTAGCTGGAAATACTTTGTTATACTTACCTGACGAAGGTGGTATGAGGGTATTTCGATTAGATCGTTATGTAGTGAAGAGAGACCCAATGGGTAACGTAACACACATAGCTATCAAAGAAACTGTTGCTCCGATGATGCTTCCTGAGTCTGTAAGAGAAGAAGTCTATCGTCAAGAGAAAGAGAATAGCTGTGATCTATACACCTCTGTTATCAGGGAAGGTAATGAATTTATAGTACAACAAGATGTAAAGGGAATGGTCATTGAGGAGTCAAAGGGTAGATACCCTGTTGAAAAGTCTCCCTTTCTTCCTCTTCGTTATACAAGGATAGACGGTGAAGACTATGGACGTGGCTTTGTAGAGGAGTACTTAGGTGATCTTAAATCACTAGAGTCACTAACAAAAGCGATAGTCGAAGGAAGTGCAGCAGCAGCTAAGGTTCTCTTCATGGTTAATCCTAACGGTACAACCAGGGCTAAGACTTTATCTGAATCTCCTAACGGTGCAATTGTACAAGGAAGTGATGGAGATGTATCTGTTTTACAACTTAACAAGTTCAATGACTTCCGTACTGCACAAGGAGTAATGAATGGAATCAGTGACAGACTGTCTCAAGCTTTCCTTCTTAACAGTGGAGTAGTCAGAGATGCAGAACGAGTAACAGCAGAGGAGATAAGAATGTTATCTCAGGAGTTAGAAGCTGCACTTGGTGGTCTGTATTCTTTATTGTCACAAGAGTTTCAAATGCCTGTCGTTACTAGGTTAATGGCAAGGATGAGTAAAGAAGGAAGACTTCCTAAGTTACCTAAAGACATTGTTAAACCTACTATTGTTACTGGTGTTGAAGCACTAGGACGAGGGAATGACTTACAAAAGCTTGATCTATTCCTTGCAGGAGCTAATCAAATAGTAGGACCACAAGCAGTAGCACAGTATGTTAACGTATCAGATTACTTCAAGAGAAGAGCTACTGCGTTAGGTATTGAAACAGAAGGTTTAATCAAATCAGATGAAGAAATTCAACAAGCTATGCAACAAGCCCAACGACAAGAGATGATGATGAAGTTGGGTGGACCTGCTGTAGCACCTGCTATCAATGCTGCACAAGAGCAGTACATGGCTAGTCAACAACAACAACCACAAGAAGAGTAGATATGGCTGAATTACACCGAGTAGAGATAAATGAGAAAGCACCACAGGAGATTGACCCCGAATCAGAAGAGTCTGTTGAAGCAGTACCTGAAGAACAGACGGAAGATAATAGACCTGAGTGGTTACCAGAAAAGTTTAAAAGTCCTGAAGACATGGCTAGTGCCTATAGTGAACTTGAAAAGAAAATGGGAGCAGGGGTTGAACAGGAGGAAGAATCTGAAGTACAAGAAGAAACCGATGACACTCAAGAGGAAGACTTGGATAGTAACAATATTGTTGTGGAAGCTTCTAAAGAGTTTTTTCAAAATGATGGTAAGCTATCTGAGGAGACCTATGAGAATCTTGCTAAAGCTGGGATATCGAGGGAGATAGTAGATAGCTATGCTGCTGGTCAACAGGCACTTCAACAAAGTGAAGAAGGTAGCATCAAGTCTGTAGCTGATGGGAATTGGGATCAAATGGCAGAATGGGCTTCTAACAACTTATCTCCTGAAGAGGTAAATACCTTTGATGAAATCGTACAGAACGGTACAGTTGAACAAGCTAAGTTAGCCACTAAAGGATTGTACGCTCAATTTAAAGCAGAGAATGGTGTTAGTCCTCGACTAGTACAAGGAGCAGTTAACAAGTCATCTACTATGCCCTTTCGTTCCATGCAGGAATTAGCTCGTGCTCAATCTGATCCTAGATATAGGAGTGGAGATAAAGCATATCACGAAGAGATTGACAGACGTATATCTGTCAGTAATATATAGACTTTTATTGTAGGTTTGAAGCCTTGGACTCCATCTTTTTTCTTGCCAGTGTTGGTTCTGGTTCTTTTTGGTGGATGTTCCAAGGCTTCTTTTTATCCTTTAATAGGCAGTGTAGGTGGGGCAACTGTTGGTAGTCTTGGTGGTCCTGGTCCTGCTGCTGGTGGTGCTGCCCTTGGATGGGGACTAGGAGAAGGTGCTAAGTTAATGGAGGAGAACAAAGGATTAGCTAAGAAAGTTAAAGCTATATCTGAAGGAGATGTACAGGAACTTGTACAACAACAATTAGATGAGAAGATGGATAACGGATTCTTTGACTCTATGTTAGATGAAGTATATGGTTTCTTGAAACTATGTCTTGTAGGTGTTATTCTATGGAACATAGTCCCTATCTTTTATACCCGATACGTACAGAAAAAATCTAATAATAATGATAAATCAATTAAAAAGACTAAGAAGAATTTATAATAACTTGAGCAAGAAGGAGAAGGCTATTGTCTTGACTGTTCTATGTTTAGGTGGAATTATAATACTTAATTTACTTTAACAGACAATTAGTAGTACTAATGTTAAGACCCACTGCGGTGGACAATCTCGATCAAAGGTTCAAACGAAAGTCGAAAAACAAATACTAATAATAATAACAATTACAACACACATATATTATGGCTAATGGAAATACATCCCCCTCACGTGTGGGACAGATTAATAGTGCTGGTGCTGACGATGCTTTGTTTCTTAAAAAGTTTAGTGGAGAAATCTTACAAACTTTTGAGGAGTCGAACATCTTCAAACCTTTACACACTGTCCGCACAATCGAAAACGGTAAATCAGCTCAGTTCCCAGTTACTGGTGTAGCTTCTGCTTCTTACCACACACCTGGCGAAAACATCGCTGACGGTGGAAACTCATACTTGAGTGACATCAAAAAGGCAGAGAAAGTAATCACCATCGATAAGATGTTACTTGCTTCTACTTTCTTGGCTAACATTGATGACGTTAAGAATCACTACGATATTCGTTCCGTTTACGCGAATGAGTTAGGTAAAGCACTTGCAGTTCGTTTTGATACTGCTCTAGCTAAAACCTTTATCGCTGCTGCTCGTACATCTGCTGCTGTTACTGGTGGTAAAGTTGGTGGTATTCTTGATGTTTCTGCTAATGCAATGGGAGACGGAGCTGATTCAACTGATGATGCTGATAATACTGATCCTACTGGTGCAGAACTTGTAGCTGCTTTATTCACTGCTGCTCAGAAGCTTGACGAAAATGACGTTCCTAGTGACGGTCGTTTTGCAGTCCTTCGTCCGCAGGAGTATTACAAGCTCATTACAGGTGGTGCAGGTGCGTTGGCTATTTCTACTTCTGCTGTCAATAAAGACGTAGGAGGAGTAGGTAGCATTGCTTCTGGATCAATCCCACAAGTAGCTGGTATCACTATCTACAAATCTAATCACATTCCTTCAACTGATTTATCAGCTGTTACTACTGGAGATGGTGCATCTAGCAATGATGTATTCGGAGGCGGTGGTGCTGGGTATAATGGTAACTTCACTAATACTCTTGGTGTTGTTTCTCATTCTGCTGCTGTCGGAACTGTGAAGCTTCTTGATCTTGCTACTGAAAGCGAGTATCAAATCGAGCGTCAAGGAACACTTTTTGTTGCAAAGTATGCTATGGGTCACGGAGTTCTCCGTCCTGAGTGTGCTATTGAATTGCAGAAATAGTTCTCTCTTCGGTGTTGGGGAGGGGGACTGCGTAGCGGAATCCCTTCCCTTCACTGATATTTTTATTTACAAGCTATGGCACTGACAACTAAACTGGAAGCGGTAAACATTATGATCTCTGTAATAGGAGAATCACCTGTTAATACTTTAAGTGGAACTAGTGTTCCTGTAACCGTTACACAAGCAGTCCATGCGTTAGAAGAAACAAGTAAAGCTATCCAATCAGAAGGATGGCATTTCAATACAGAATACGATTACCCACTTGTTCCTGATTCTGTTACAAGTCGGATTACATTACCTGCAAACATTTTAAAAGTAGACTTAGACCCTGAGTTAAACACGGATACTGATCCTGTACAAAGAGGTACTAAGCTATACGACAGAAAAAACCACAGGGATACTTGGACTAAAGACTTAAAAGCTATTATTACTTTTGAGTTAGAGTTTGAAGAACTACCTGAACAATTTAGACATTACATAGCTGTTAAATCAGCTCGCATCTTTGCTGCTAGGTTCTTAGGCAGTCGAGAGATAGAAGGGTTTGCTTTAAGAGATGAGATCGAAGCGAAAGCTAGAGCTATTGAAAGTGACTCTGAGAATGCAGACAGAACTATCTTTGACAACTACAGCGTACTAAGAGTAATTGACAGGTAAAGATGCCACTGCTTAACACCAGTATTCCTAACCTTGCCCAAGGTGTATCACAACAACCTGACAATTTAAGATACCCTGGACAGTGTGATGAGCAGATAAATGCTTGGTCAACTGTAGTAGAGGGACTTGTTAAAAGACCTAACTCTAGGTTTTCTTATGATACTGGATTAGGTGCTAATATTAACTCTAATTTATTTAGTCACTATGTAGATAGAGATGAACAGAATCAATATGTTATTACGTATGACTCTGTTAACGGATTAAAAGCGAGAGACTTAACAGTAGATAACATTAGTGCTGGTGATATGACTATTACTATTGAAGATGCTACCGCTGGTACTTACGTCTCTGTTTCTAATCCTCTTAAAGACCTTACAGCTTTAACCATAGCAGACTCTACCTTTCTAGTTAATAAGACTAAGACGGTAGGTGCTCTATCAGTGCTACAAGAACCTTTAGAAAAGGAAGCTTTAATATTTGTTAAACTAGGAGACTACGAAAAAGGGTACAGTATTTATATAGACGGAGCTTTAGTTCCTGTTGATCCTAGTTTACCAGGAACTCATCACGAATATACTCATATAGTAGGAGCATCTCCTTCCACTTACATAAGCGGACCTAGTACTGGAGGAGGAAACCCTGGAAAACACGCAGATACAGAGTACATCGCTAAAGATTTAGAAACTTGTTTAAACACTAGGTTTCCTTCAAGTACTGTTAATGTGATGAGTACAGTTTCAATTAGCTCTCCTAACGGAGGGTTGGGTTATCTTCAACCTGTTAATCCTTATATAACTGATTACAAAGTAGAAGTAACTATCAATCAATCAGCAGGGTTGTCAGGACCAGCAGAGACCGCAAAAGGAGAAGCTATTATAGATTCCAACGGTACGATAACTGGAGTTAATTTGACACACATAGGAGCTAACTTTGCATCGGCAGGTGTTATAGCATCCGCTGATTTACAGATCACTGTTACACAGTTAATAAAGAGCGTGTACTTTGGAAATGAATGGTTTGATGTAAATGTTTTCGATAGTTATGTATCAAGGGTAACAACCCCTGCTAATACAGCTAATTGGATATATACGACAATTGCTAGTACTCCTTTTTCTATTGAGCGTCAAGGAAGTGTAATCAAAGTAACGAACGCTTTAGATAAAGATTTTCAAATAAGAGTTACTGATGGACTAGCTAATCAAGGACTAAGTGCTATTTATAAAGAAGTAGATAGCATTACAGATTTACCAGCTAGTTGTTATAATGGTTTTAGGATTAAGGTCATAGGAGATGCAGAGCTAGAGCAAGATGATTACTATGTTAAGTTTAAGACTAAAGATAATGAAGACTTCGGGGAAGGTAGTTGGGTAGAAACAGTAGGGTGGACGCAAGACGGCTCTGCTACAGGTGCTAGTCAATATATTGATAATGCCTTAGACCAAGATACAATGCCTGTTAGACTAATACCTGACCAAGACACAGGTAAGATAACAAGCTTTACTTTAAAAGTTGTTGATTGGGCAGGGAGAGATTCAGGAGATGACAACAGTAACCCTCTTCCTTCTTTTAAAGGTAATAAGATCAATGATATCTTCTTCTTTAAGAACAGGTTAGGAGTATTGACAGATGATTCTGTAGTGTTCTCTGAAGCAGATGAATACTTTAATTTCTTCAGGACCACAACACAATCGTTACTAGACTCTGCTCCTATAGATGTAGGAATATCACACACTAAGATTAGCTTACTTAAATACGCACAAGCGTTCCAAGAGAAGCTAATGTTATTCTCTGCTAAGACACAGTTTGTGTTAAGAGGTGCAGACTTGTTAACTCCAAAGACTGTTACTATCTCTCCAGTTACTGAGTACGATGTATCAGAAAGTATTAGACCGTTAGCACTAAGTAGTCATATCTACTTTAACTTTAAAAGGAATAGCTTTGAAGGATTGTTAGAGTACACTGTTGATAACAACACAGAGACTTACGGAGCAGCTGAGATAACAGAACAAATCAATAAGTACATCCCTTCTAATATAGTCAGGATGGCAGGTAGTGCATCAGAGAACATGATTATTGTACAGACTGACCAAGATTATAAGAAGTTGTTTGTATATAAGTACTTTTGGCAAGGTCGAGAGAAGATACAGAGTTCCTGGATGTCCTTTACTTTTACTAGAGAGGTTAGAAGTTTTCACTTTATTGAATCTACTTTGCATATCATCACAACAGATAGTGACGGTACTTACTTAGAAAAGATACCAATGGAGAATGGATTAGCCGAGGCAGATAGAGACTATGCTTTATTGTTAGACGGTAGAATACAAAGCAGCAGTACTAATTATGTACAAACTATAACCTATACTAAGCTAAGTAGTACAACACCTCAAAGCTTTGACGGAAGTAATTATACTGATGTTACTTATATGAGGTTTAGGAATAGCTTCTTGTTTAAAGAGGGCATGGCTATTTACTCTAAGAACGGAACAAGGAAAGAAGTAACACTTCACTCTGTTAATGA